TCAAAACAGGGATTTTAAATATAATGGCAACGGGACGAATCACTAGAAAAGTATTGGATCACATAGCACGAATCAACAAAGAAAATGAAGAGATGCGTATGGCTAAAAATTTAAAAAAATCTGTTGAACATGGTAAGAATGGCACACAAAGATATGTTATCAAACAAGGTGAAAATAAAGGTAAGGTAATATGATAGAGACTGTAGTAGCCCTTCTGATGTTTATTAATGGAGAAATTAAGGAGCACTTGATACAAGATAACATGGCTGCGTGCCTACGTGGTAAGAGAACAGCTGAACGTGAGTACAATGAAAGCGTTTCCTACAAATGCTACAAGGGCAAGGCTGAGACAGAAATATACCAAGAGAGAAAGACAATTAAGGCTTTAATATTAGATTAAATTTATGATATACTTTTATCATGGCGTATTTAAATGCAAACATTCCACCAATTTATTGTAAAGTACGAAAAGAATATTTATATGACATGGACCCACAATATAAAAAATTCAGTTGTGACTGTGTTGTCTTTGGCCTTACTTCCATTTCAGGTCGTGCTTTATTATTTAACATTATGTTGCCAAATGGGGCTTGCTATTGGAGATTACCTATTTCAGCTTTTTTCCAAAAAGAATTTGAAAGATACCAAGTTCCAGATATGGAAGTACAAGAACTTGAATTGTGGAATTGTTTTAGCTATTGGCCTAGTGTTCATTGTTTTGATTGGTTGGATGGTTTAAATGGTAAATACATGGGCATCGATAAAAAATTTTATCATGGAAAATATTTATTCACCATTGATTGGGCAAGTCCAGACACTAATATTTTGGATACAGAACATTCTGAAATACCTCAAGAACACAAGTGTGCACATATACTGGCTCTTAATAACGGGAATTTTGCTGGTCAGCCTAACAATCGTTGCTTGTGGCACGTTAATAGCTATACTACTGATAACAGCTGGCCTGACTATAAAGTCCAAACTACTTATTGGGATGCGGAAGATACAAAATTGGTAACAGAGGATTCAGATAAAATGTTTTATGATATGGAAGAAAGAGATAAAGCAGAAGACCTGAGTTTTGAAAATAATGGGAGGGAAGATGAATCTAAGTCGTAATTTTACTTTATCAGAGCTTACTAAATCAGACACTGCGATACGTAGGGGAATAAATAATAATCCTAATGCAGAGCAAATAGAAAAACTAAAAGCATTATGTGAAAATATTTTACAACCAGTACGTGATCATTTTGGCAGGGTCAAAATCACTAGCGGTTTTCGTAGCGAAGAATTATGTCTTGCTATTGGTAGTTCAGCAAATTCACAGCATGCCAAAGCTGAGGCCGCAGACTTCGAATGTGTTGGTGTAGACAATGCTGAGCTTTTTGATTGGATTAAATCTAATCTTTCACCAGATCAATTGATCTTAGAGTTCTATACTCCTGGTGAACCTAACAGCGGGTGGATACACTGCAGCTGGATTGAAGGCACACCAAGAGCATCATTTTTACATGCGTTTAAATCTGAAGGTAAAACAAAATATAAACCTGTTATGGGTAAAGCAAAGGAAATAGTATGAAAGATCCATTAAAAGGCACTGGCAAGAAACCAAAAGGTTCTGGTAGAAGATTATATACTGATGAAAATCCGAGAGATACAGTCAAGATTAAATTTAAAACAGATGCTGACGCTAGAGCTACAGCAGCAAAGGTAAAAAAAATTAATAAACCTTTTGCAAGAAAAATACAAATTTTGACCGTTATGGAGCAAAGAGCTAAGGTTATGGGTAAGACAGGAGTAGTTCAAATTGCAAAAAAAGCCAAAGAATCCATTCGTAGAAGCAGTAAGGTCTAGAACATTTCGTTTAAGAGTGCTATTATCTAAGAAGTTGTACAACCGGAAAAAGGTGAAACATTACGATCACAAAGCCCGGGCTCAAAAGGAGGACTAATGGCGAAGCAAGGAACTTGTTGGGACGGATACGTTCAAAAAGGCATGAAGAAAAAAGGTAACAAGATGGTGCCTAATTGTGTGCCTGCAGGTAAAAAAATAATGAAAGCAGCTATGGGTAGAGCTGCGTTTTCTGAGACGACATCGAAAGCTCCTGGGACTAAAATGAAACAAGAATCATATATAGGTTCTTATATGAAATCAGAAATAGCTGGTAAAAAAGTTAACAATCAATCCCTAGTAAATTACTATGGACCATTATTGAAAGGATTTAAAAATGGCTAGAGAAGGTGGTGGTCTAAGACCAATTGGTGACAGCATAAAAAAAATTATTAAAAAATTAGAAGACGAAAGAAAAAGAAGAAGAGGTAATAAATCAATTAGAGTTCAACCAAAACTACCAGGATTGAAAAAGGGTGGTTTATCAGATTACTATAAAGATATACTATAATGGCAACATCAGGAACAACATCTTTTAATTTAAATATTGATGATATTATCCAAGAGGGATATCAGCGATGTGGGGTTAGAACTAATTCTGGATATGATTTAAGATCAGCTAGGACTAGTTTGAATTTACTTTTTGCTGAGTGGGGTAATAGAGGTATTCATTTATGGAAAGTAGATTTAAATGAAAAAGCGTTAGTATCTGGACAAGCAACTTATGAAGTAGCTTCAGATGTCAGTGATGTTCTAGAAGCTTTCATATCAACAACATTAGCTGCAAGTGATAGCTCATCTACTCAAGATGTATCATTAACTAAGATTGATAGATCTGCATATGCAGCGATACCTAATAAATTATCAACAGGAACACCATCTCAGTATTATGTAGATAGACAAACAACACCAAAAATAAGTTTATATCAAGCACCAGATTTAAATACTTACACAGCTTTAAAATATTATGTATTAAAAAGAATTGAAGATGCTGGAGGTTACACAAACGATGCTGATGTGGCTTATAGATTTTTACCATGTATGGCAGCAGGATTAGGATATTATTTATCTATGAAAATAAATCCACAATTAGTGCAACAAAACAAAATTATTTATGAGGATGAATTGAAAAGAGCCTTAGACGAAGATGGACAAAGAACATCTGTGTATATTAGCCCACAATCATTTTATCCTTCAGGAGTTTAATTATGGCAACTTACGCAACAGGTAAAAGATCAAAAGCAATATCTGATAGATCAGGTATGGAGTATCCTTACGAGGAGATGGTCAAAGAGTGGAATGGTTCATTAGTACACTACACAGAATTCGAACCTAAACACCCACAAATAAGACGTAGAAGAACTGTTGCTGATGCCATAGCTTTACAAAATCCAAGAGTAATGAAATTTCAACAACCTTCTCAACAATTTTTAACTGATGGAGATGGTACTATTTCAGATAGTGGTGGAGCTTCAGTAGCTGTAGCGGATCTTAGTTTACCAGGTCAATTTGCTTTTAGAACACAAGAGTTTCCAGTCGTTAGATTAGGCGAAACAATAATAATGCAAAGTATGATACCTGAAGATCCTAGTTTACAAAATATTAGAAGAGAAGCAAAAGTTATAGTTGGTTCAGTGGAGGTAAGTATTACATAATGGCAATAACACATCCAAATTTTTTAACACAAGTAAGAGATTACACAGAGGTAGGTAGTTCTGTTTTAACAGATACAATTATTCAAAATTTTATTAGACATGTAGAATTAGACGTGGCTGGTAAGGTTGATTATGATGATTTAAGAAAGTATGCGACATCTACTTTTACTGCTGGAAATAGAGCTGTGACTATACCTGCTGATTCATTAGTATTAAGATCTGTAGAACGATTAGATTCAAGCGGTAATAGAACCTTTTTAGAAAAAAGAGACATAAGTTTTATATCAGAATTTAACAGCACCGATAAACAAGGGGTACCCAAATACTTTGCTAATTATGATGATTTTGCAATTTTAGTGGCTCCTACACCTGCTACTGCAGATACGATACAAATTAACTATATTAAAGATCCACCAGAATTCACTTCAACAAATAATACCTTCTTATCAACTTATCAAGAGTCTATGTTGCTACATGGTGTATTAACAGAGGCTTTTAGCTTTTTAAAAGGACCCGACAATCTATACAACCTCTACAAAGGGAAGTATAATGAAGAATTACAAAATTTTGCCCTACAACAAATGGGTAGAAGAAGACGTGCGGAGTATGATGATGGTGTTATGAGAATTAAAATACCATCGCCCTCTCCGAACAATTAACTTTTAAGGAGGCCATTATGGCAATAACAACAAACGCAATATGCAATTCTTTCAAAAAAGAATTGTTAGAAGGAGCTCATAAATTTCAAGCAGCTCCAAACGGAAGCACATATAAACTTGCTATGTACACAAACTCAGCTAGTTTAGGAAAATCTACAGTAGGATATGCTACAGGAAATGAAGTTTCATCACCATCAGGTTATTCTGCTGGCGGTAAAGCACTTGTTAACGTAGGAACATCTTTAGCAACCAATACAGCTATTACAGACTTTGCTGATCTTTCATTTGTCGGAGTAACTTTGACTGCAAGAGGAGCATTAATCTATAATACAACAACGAGTGGTGGTTCAAACACTACTGACGCTGTGGCTGTATTAGATTTTGGCGGAGACAAAACTGCAACTTCAGGAACATTTACAATTCAGTTCCCTGCATTTACTACATCTGCTGCGATTTTAAGAATAGCTTAATAAAGGAGTCCCGGTGCTATGGCAGAGTATACTTATACAGTTACCGTAGCATCGGGAGATTTATATGGGGGCGGGACAGGAAATGTCTACTACCTCGATGGTTCTAGGAATTCAACTGGACCCGGCACCGTACAATGGGTTGAAGATGGCACATTAAGATTTGAACAAAGTGATTCTTCAAACAATAATCACCCATTAATTTTTTCTACAACCACAAGTAGAGATCAATATCTTACATCTGGAGTAACTTATTATTTAGATGGTGCAGTAACTTACTCTCAATACACAAACACAACCACGTTTAACGCAGCTACAACTCGTTATGTAGAGGTAACACCATCTTCTCAAACAGATTTTTATTATTTGTGTTATGTGCATGGCATTGGAATGGGTGGTATTTTTGATATTACCCAATCAACATGGGGAGCATTTACTTGGGGACAAGGTAATTATGGAGCACAAAATACTCAAAGTGTTTCTGTTACTGGTATAGCTTCTGCCTTAGCTTTAGGAACTCAAACCATGGAGGCAAATACAATTGAATCTCCAACAGGTATTGCAGCATTACTTTCAGTCGGTGATACATCAATTGACCTTCTTAACAATGGTTGGGGTGCAAACACTTGGGGCTTCAGTGAGTGGGGACAAATTGGAAATCTTGTTACAGGACAAGCGTTAACTACATCAGTTGGTTCTGAAACTATAGTAATTGATGTTGCGGTTTCTACAACTGGTCAATCATTATCCACTGCAATAGGTAATGAGGTAATAGTAGTTGATCAAACAATAGCAGCCACTGGTCAATCTTTAACTAGTGCCATTGGTATATTAGATCCTGTTCCAATTATCGTTGGATCAGCAATGACAAGTTCAATCGGTAATGTTACCGCTGTTGGTGTTATAGAAGTTGGTTGGGGTGGTGATGCCTGGGGACTTAACCAATGGGGAGAACTTAATGCTCCAACAGAAGCAGTCACAACTGCTGGATTATTACAAACTACTGCAGCAGCTGTTGCTTCAATCACGGCAAATGCAGATATAGCTGTAACTGGAATTGCATTAACTACTTCAGTAGGTAATGACACTTCAGGAACATCACATACCCAAGCTGTAACTACAGCTGGTTTATTACAAATGTCTTCTGAGTCTAGTGTGGTTGACATTGGTGTACCTGTAACAGGGATTAGTTCGTCTATGTCAGCGGGTCAAACTACAATTGATTCTACTTTCTTAATAGGAGAAGGTTGGGGTAGAGATACTTGGGGTAACTTAGGTTGGGGTGTAAATTTCTCAGCTCAGAATACTGCAGGTTTAGCCCTAACATCATCTATAGGTAATGATGCAACAGTAGCTAACGCAAACGTTGCAGTAACAGGACAAGCACTTACATCAAGTTTTGGAACTTTCTCAGTTAAGGTTGATCAAGATATTTCAATAACAGTAAGTGAACATACATTAACAACAGCTATAACTGCAGTTGCTTTAGATCAAGATACTACAGAAGTTATGACAGGTCTGTCTATGACTTTATCTTTAGGTAATGAAGAAGCTGGATTATTCTTAGATGTCCCAGTAACTGGATCAGTTTTAACCTCAGCTATAGGAAGTGCAGCATTAGTTCAAACAACAATTGAGGCTGTAACTGGCCAAGCCTTAGCTTCTAGTATTGGTACTATTGTAGAGGTTCCTGAGGTAATAGTTGGTGTTTCAGGTGTTGCAATGAGCATGTCATTAGGGTCAGAGGGCACAGTATCTAATGCAAATGCCTTTGTTACAGGGCAGTCCTTGACAAGCTCTATAGGCAGCCTTAATATAACTCCATGGCAAGAGGTTGACCTTGGTGTCAATAATACTTGGACTACAGTTGATTTGGCTGCTTAATAAATGTATAATATAGACAATTAGGAGAATTTTATATGTCAAGTTATTCAAGTGATCTTAAAATAGAATTGATGGTGACTGGCCAAAATGCCGGTACTTGGGGTGACAAAACAAACACGAATTTAAATTTAGTTCAACAAGCGATTGCTGGTTATCAAGCAATTGATGTAGCATCATCTGATGTAGCACTTGTTATGAGTGATGGTGCAATTTCAAATGCTAGAAATGCAACTTTAAAACTTACAGGAACTTTAGCTGCAAATAGAACAGTAACTATTCCGAATAGTATTGAAAAAGTTTACAACGTAGTAGATGGAACTGATCATGCGGGATACACATTAACTTTTAAAACAGTAGGTGGAACAGGAGTTTTACTTTGTGAGGGAAATTGTTATGTATTGTATTCAGATGGAACTAACGTTGAAAAAGCTGTTGAATACAGAAAATGGAGAACAATTACTGCATCAGAAACTATTCAAGCTGGTGCAAAACTTTTTGTAGATACAAATGGTGGTGCTGTAACAGCAACACTACCTGCATCACCAGCAGTTGGTGATGAGGTTCACTTTATAGATTCAAGATTTACATTCGACTCTAATGCGTTGACTGTAGGAAGAAATAGTTCTAAAATTGCCAATGCGTCTTCAGACTTAGTTGTAAATACTGAAGGTGCTGGATTTGGATTAGTATATTCTGGTTCAAATGTTGGCTGGACTTACATGGAGAAATAATATGTCAAATTATGAAGCAACTAGATATGATTTTTCAGGAGCAAACCTTACAGGTATAGAGGGTATACCTACGGCTACTATTGTGCCGTGGTCTTCTTCATCAGTACCAACAGGTTTCTTAGAGTGTGATGGTGCAGCAGTTTCAAGATCAACTTACTCTGCATTGTTTGCTATCGTAGGTACAACTTATGGAGCTGGAGATGGAGCATCAACTTTTAACGTTCCTAATCTTGCTGATAACGTAGCTGTTGGTAAATCAAATAACAAAGCTTTAGCATCTACAGGTGGTGCGAACACAGTACAATCAACAGGAAACGTTGGAGGTTCGACTGCCAATGCAACCTTATCAGAAGCACAACTTGCTTCTCACTCACATAGTAGAGCTATGGGTCAATTTACAACCGGTAACATTTCTGGTCCTGGTGGTAGTCCACTGGCATATAATACACAAAACACAGGATCCTCTGGTTCTGGAGATGGTCACTCGCACAACATGAGTGCAACATTTACTGGAGATTCAACTTCTGTATTGCAACCTTATTTGGCTGTGATATATATAATTAAAACTTAGGAGATAAAATGGCAACAAGTGCAAAATGGACAATAGTGATGGATGACAAAAAAATTATTTGTCATGATGTTGTTAATTCAGAAGGATTTCCTACAGCATATAAAATTCTAGACGATGATGCTTTTTGGAATCAAGAAAAGTTTTCAAACATTTGGGCTATTCAATATGGAACATTCGCTCCTAGCGATACTGTCGAGCATAGAGATGATACTCCACATTGTACATGGGAAGAAGCTGATCTAGGTGATATTAGTCAATTTACTGATAAATTTGATGTAGCTCATTTAGCTCAACTACAAGCTGATTGGGATGCAGATGTCCTAACTAGTATTGATGAAAATGATAATGAAATTGTTGAAAGCGAAGCTGATCAAATAGCTAGAAAAGGTCCAAGACCTACTTCTTATTCTTCTTCATAATCTTGAATAAATATCGTAGCTGTATATCTTTTTAAATTAGGAACTTTACTTGCATGTTGAGAATGAAATCGTGCAGATGGAAATAAAACAGCTCTGTTTTCTTTGAAGCCAACATGAATATCTAATTCATTATCTGTATAAAAAACAGT